CTTCGTGCTTCAGAACCATCTCGAAGCATTCATCCCAATTGTCACGCATCACTTATCCTTCCCGGTGATAGCATCTGTCTTGGCTTTCGACCCAGCGCTGGAGCCATAATAGAACTGAACAACGCCGGTCCATGAGGTGCTGAGAGATCCCAGCATCATCAGCAAAACTTCGGTTCCAGTCTGGGGAATCCCGAAAACCATGATCCAGATCAGAGCGCCGAAGAAACCAAAAGTAATGAAGAACGCTAGAGCCTTTGGCGTCCAGTCCTTGGTCTCCCGCTGCATCTGCCTAGCGCTGTCTCGATCACCTGCCGAGATGCGCTCCAGATCAATGTCCAGCGACTTCATCTGAACCTTGAAGTCAGCATCAATCTTCTTGATCGCCGCCAACTGGTCCGGCGTTGCAGACGCCATAGCCTCTGAAATCTGATCGGTGGAGGCGTCTTCGTGCCCGAATAGGGCATTGGATAGGGTCTTCACTGCAACCCCAGCCAGCGGTCCCCCCAGGGCCGTGGCGATGGTGGGCGCAACCTGTCCAAGCAGCGGTCCAAACTTTTCAAGCAGATCCATGTTTACCTCCCAAAGATGAAATAGAGGATGGCGATGAACACCATCAAGAATGCTACGCCCCCAACGATGAAAACCATTGCAGTGACGAATCCCTGCATGATCTCCTCTTGCTCATGCTGGGCTTGCAACGCCGCCGCCCGCTGATCCTTCTTGATCTGGGTTGTTGCAGCAAGCACCTGATCCCAGGCGGCTATCCCAAACTCCCCGATAAAGTGGTTCTTTAGCTCTTCCATCATCTTGTCTGCTTCTGCCTTTGCGGCATAGGCTTCCATCGCGATCTGTTGGGCGGATTTGCCTGCCGTGAAGCTTCCCTTGGGATCTGCCGCAATCCGCGTGATATGGGCAACGCTGTCAAACAGCGACCCCAGATCCTTCGCCATCCCTTGCAATTCTTTGCCCACGGCTATGCCAGCCTTGACGGCCTCATAGCTGCCCTTGGCAACAGCAAGAATGGTGAGTGGATCCATTATTTGTCAGCCTTTCGCTTCTCCAGGCTGTCCACCTTGTCAAATATCTGTCGGCAAAGGTCTTTGATTTCTTTCAGTGCTTCTGAAAATTCCTCACGCCGAACATAGCGGCTTGGAAGATCAACCTCGATTTGGTGCAAGTCTGATTTCAGACGTTCAACCGCTTCCCAAAGTTGTCGCGCCAGCCATCCGATAATGGCGAGGAATGCCCCCAGAGCAAAGTTGATTAACGTCTGCGTTTCCATCTCTATGCCCCGAGTTTAGCATTCGCAATTCTACATTGTGTGGGCTTCTCGGTCAAAACGATTGACACCATCGAAGACCATGCGACATTAGAAGCGTCAAGGAATGGTCCTTGGTCTACATTCGGCAAAGGTCTCGCGTCGCCGCTTGTGTGCCCATGCCCTTCAGTGATTGTTCGAAACACTTGCCCCAGCCGGTTCATTCAGGCTGGGGTTTTTCGTTCAAGTGTTTGCAAGTTCCTGAATTTGCGCCGAGATAGCCGTAAGCTGCGCCTGCAACTCCTCCAGCGTCGGCTTGGCGGGCACAGGCTCAGGCGGCAGAGACGCAGCGTAAGCCAACGCAGCAGCCTCTTCCTCTGGCGTGTACTGGATGACCGTGACTTCACCCGTCTCGACGTTGACCTCTATGCGCTCCATGTGTGCCTCCTACTCGTAGAGAATGTTAACGGAGCCAGCGTCGAAGGTGTCGGTAGTGTTAACCGCTAAAAGTTGAACGCGGTCCAACACACCGGCCAACGATAGCGGGATATAAACCGTAGTTTGAACGCCGTTTTGCGCGGTTGTTCCGCCGTTACGAGTGGCCGTGCAGGCATAGTTCCAGACATTCCCGGTTATATTGTACAGCGTAATAACTCCAGAAATTGTACATGTGTTGACAGAATAGCCGCCAACAGTAAACGCTGTTGTCGCAGCAGCGCCACCAGCTGCACCACTGTTTTGCGCAATAAAGGCGCTTGATCCCACATACCCTGAAGTAACAAATGACCCAGAACCGATTCGAACGGAAAGATCAGATGTCCCACTTGTGCTTAAAGCGTTCATAAGAATCGTGATGCGCTTTACCCAAGAAGGAATGCCAGTAAATGAAACTGAGGTTACGGCGCTTGGAGTTTGAACAGTTGTCCTGACAACCTTAGCAGTCGATGACCACACAGACCCGTCCGCAGTGAATAGCACGTTGCCGGCAGACCCAACAGCCGTGAGGTTTGTGCCGCCGTTGGCAATAGGCAAAGTTCCGGTGACGCCGGTTGTCAGAGGAAGTCCTGTTGCATTAGTTAGAGTCGCAGATACTGGCGTCCCGAGAGCCGTGATGTCCCCAGATGCGTTTAACTGCGGGGATCTTGCCGCCGCCATCGTGATAAAAACATCCTTGGTTCCAGCCGAGAAAGTGACGGCAGAACCTGCATTCGATGACGAATAGATGGTTGTCCGATCAAACGTGTTTGCCGACGAGTAGGTTCCCAGACCAACCTCCCACTCGTCCAGCGTCTGATGCTGGATCGAGTAATAGAAGGTATCGCTTACAGACAGAACCGCAGAAAATGTCCGATAGCCGGCCGGCGCTGTCCCAGATACTGAGAACGAGCCAGACCCAGCCGTGGTCGATGTGTCTCGAACACGATCTGCGGTTACGAATGCCATTGGCTTTAGTCCTCAGTGATCGTCGATGCAGTCGTCAGACGAGGCGTAACGCCGGAGCTGACGGAGATGCTGGGCGTCACGGTGCCGCTGTAATAGAGGACACCAGCGCCGCTCGATGCCGTGCCAACGCCGAAATAGGTGACCGTGTTGGTGCCGCCGGTGCAATTGGGAAAGTCGATGTTGGCGACCGGCGAGACGCTGTTGTTTGTCACCGTCCAACCGCCAGATGTACGAAGAACCGCCACGCGAGCATAGCCAGTGTAAGTGGCCTCGCTGGTTGACTGATCGCCAGCTTCGCCAGGGTCTGCCGTATGCAGCGACACATAGAGATTGGTCAGCGGCGACGACGTAGCATTGTCAGCCAGGTTGGCGATGGCTGTAGCGTTGAAGATCAGCTTCAGCAGCGAGTTTTCGAAGGCATTAGATTTGGACATGATAGCTCCTTAACCGTAGACGCCGCGTGGCCGAGAGATAAGCGGCGATCCGCTATGCAGTGCTTTCTGTGATTCATCCTGCAATGACTGAACGCGAGCCAGATAAATCTGACTGAAGACCGCCATCCTCTGATCATCCATCAGGAATGGAGCTGCATGGGTTAGGGCGCCATAGAGGTAAACATCAGGAGCCTTGGTCAGGAGCCAATTGGTCGTATTGGCGTCAGACAGCGCAGGGATCTTCCCATAGTAAACCATGTCAATGGTTATATCGTCCACGGCAGGCGGAACCAGTTCAATGATGCCGGTCGTCATCGAGTAGAACCGGGTGCTGGTGAAGGTCTGCGCCTTGATGATCGTGTCAGCTTCATCAGGCGTAATGTAGCGCAGTGGACTTTGTCCGCCAACAATCATCATGTTGATGGCTTCCAGCCAATCAGGAGGAAGCGCCACAAACTGCCCATCGCTGGTCGCCGTTGCGTTGACGATCATCTCCCGGCTGCGCAGGCGAGTGTTCAGATCCGCCTCGGCAAACTGTATGAAGGTCTGGATCTGAGCCGTCAGATCAGCACGGTTCAGATAGTCAGCAATGGCTGACTGCAACGTGGCGTAGTTTGTGATTGTGCCCATTAGCTCGTCATCCAGTGCGTTCTGTACGGAGCAGCTTCATCTGTCGCCAGCCATTTCCGCAGCGCCGCCTTGTCCCCAAGGATACCACGTTGCTTCAGATCCATATAGAGGACCATTGGAATTGATGCGACCTTGACCATCCCATCAGGGAGCTTGTCCGTCCTGCTGATTTCGTTCCTGATTGCCTTGTTTCTTTCGGCAATCTGATCGATCTCAACCGTGGTCTCAAGGACGATCTTGTTGTCTGTCGTGAAATGCATCTGCTGGCGGGTGCCAGTGAGCGCATCATAGGCCAGATCGAATGATCCAGGCGCAAAGTTCTCAGCCATCAGTCTCTCCCAGAAAGGTAGGAGCCGGGGGTTAACCCGGCTCCCTTTATTGTCAGGAAGGAATGAGGTTAGCAATCACCGCATTGGCCTTTTCAGACTTCATGCGGAGACCGTACTCAACCACCATTTCCTTCTTGTCGAAGTCGCCGGTCTTGGCGATGTCGAACGTCTGGAACGGACGGAGGTAGGAAACCGAAATGTACTCGGGGTCCAGCACAAAGGCGAAGTTGCCAGGCTGGAAGCGGTTCGGGACAATCGACACTTCGCCGAAGTCGCCGAGGTAGATGTCAGCCGTCGCGATGATCTTGAGCGGAGCAACACCAGTGTTCATCTGACGCTGAGAGGAAAGACCAGCAAACGCCGAGACAACAGTCTTGTTGTAAGCGTTCACCATCAGCATCTTGGGATCGCCGCCCTGCGTCCAGACCTGCTGGATAGCAGTCTTGAGCATGGTCTCGGTAAACGCCACGTCAGTCGAGGTGGAAAGGCTGGTCCAAGCAGTGCCGGGATAGCCGTTGCCGCCAGAGCCAGACATGGCCGAGACAGTCGCGCCGTTCGCCTGCGAGTTGGTGATCAGCCAGGTAGGCAGACCAGCAGTCGTGCGGGCGGTGGACGAGCTATTGCCCGCAACGCCAGCCTGGTTGCTGGTGAGGATAGCCTCCATGTCGCGCTTAAGCTCTTTGGCGCTTTTGGCCTGTTGATAGGCCATCTGCGTGCGCATTCCTGCATTGTCTACGGCATCGTCGGTGCCAGAGACACTGATCACCTT